CAGTTATTTAGGTGATAGGAAACAAACAGAAGTGTGGGAAATAGACAGGCTTCACAATTCAAAACTACATCCAACAATGAAGCCAGTGGAGTTATGCTCTGGAGGAATAATAAACAGTTCAGGAAATAATAATATTGTCCTTGATCTATTTCTCGGTTCCGGCTCAACCTTAATAGCTTGCGAGAAAACAAATCGTATCTGTTATGGTATGGAGCTTGATCCCAAGTATGTAGATGTAATAATAAAAAGGTATGAAGATTATACAGGCAATAAAGTAAAGCTATTATGACTTGGATAATTACAATATTTTCACTAATAGGCGTAGTTCTAAACATTTACAAGAACAAGTACTGTTTCATCATCTGGGCGTTCACAAACTTTGCATGGATGATAATAGACTATATTTACGGATTATACGCACAATCAGCACTATTTTTAATTTACTTTATACTAGCCTTATGGGGTTTGTATAAATGGAAAAAGGAAGAATAAAATGAGTGAACCCACACTATACAAAAAGAAATTAGAGCTTAAATTAGCGAGTACATTTGAGTTCAAGTTGACTGTTGAAACAATCAAAAAGCTGGAAGAAGCATTTGCGATAGATGCAAGTATAGAAGAAGCCTGTCTTTATGCTAATATAACTAAGCAAACTTATTATAATTGGGTTAAGAAATACCCTCAACTAAAGGAAAGATTTGACTATTTAAGGGAAAAATTACCACTTAAAGCAAGGAAAGTAGTAGCAGATAGATTAGGTGACAGTTATCATACAGCTATGGACTACCTTAAAAGGAAAAAGAGAGATGAGTTTGGGGATAGTGCAGAGATAACACATAAATTACCAGTACCAATTTTAGGGGATATGAAACCAAAAAAAATAGAAAAAAATGGATTGGCAAAAAACATCAGCGACAATCAAGATAGCAAACCTGAGTAAACGTATTCGTGCGGTGCAGGGCGGAACATCAGCTAGTAAAACAATTTCCATAATTTTATGGTTAATTCATTTGGCACAATTAGATAAGAAAAAGACTTTAACAAGTATAATTTCTGAATCTTTTCCACATCTCAAACGAGGTGCTATGAGGGATTTCTTAATGATAATGGAAGATCAAAGTTACTTCCAACCTAGTAGGTGGAATAGGGGTGATTATCAATATACTTTTGAGACAGGATCAGTAATTGAGTTCTTTAGTGCAGATCAACCGGGAAAGATGAGAGGTGCAAGACGTGACCGACTTTTCATAAATGAGGCAAACAATGTACCATTCAAAGCATTTGAAGAACTAGAGGTTAGAACAAAAGAGATTATATTCCTTGACTGGAATCCTGTATCAGAGTTTTGGTTTTATGATAAAGTACTTGAACAACGTAATGACGTAGAACATATTGTTCTTAATTATAAAGACAATGAAGCTTTAGACCAACAGATCATTGATTCAATTGAGCAAAGAAAGAATCGCCCGGGTTGGTGGCTTGTTTATGGATTAGGACAATTGGGAGAAGTAGAGGGAAAGATTTATAAAGGTTGGAAATTAAATGTAGAGGGAGTGCCACACGAAGCAAAATTATTACGATATTGTATGGACTTTGGGTATAGTGCTGATCATAGCGCTATTGTCGGTATTCATTATTTGAATGGCGGTTTAATTTTAGATGAGATTTTATTCAAAAAAGGACAATCTAACAAAAACTTAGCCGATGTTATTCTTAATCAGCCAGAGGGAGAAACTTGTTTAACAATAGCCGATAGTGCAGAGCCAAAATCAATTGATGAAATTAAAAGTTATGGTGTTAATATCATAGGAGCAGAAAAAGGCAGAGATAGCGTAGCTAATGGTATTCAAATAGTTCAAGATCAAAAGATAAGTGTAACTAAACGAAGTACAAATATAAACAAAGGATATAGAAATTACTTATGGGAAGTAGATCCAAAAACAGGAAAGATATTAAATAAGCCTGAACATATGTGGTCCGATGCAATGGACGCAATAAGATATGGAATTACTAGTATTAAGAAGCCAGAAAAAAAAGGTATTCATGTATTTAGACCAAGGCAACAAGTTTCTACTGCTGATGTAATGCACGACCTACAAAGAACAGGTGTTAAGATTATTAGACCAAGTAGATCAGGTTTTAATAAGAGGTTTGGAAGATAATAAAGTTCTTACTGTTTACAAATAATAAATAAATATGTTATAATGTTAATATGATAGATGAAATTCCTAAAGGTGCAAATGTTTCAAGCTATCAGCCCAGTCGTGATGTCATAGATTTAACGAAGGTTGTTAAAGATGATTATAACGAGGGCGTTAGAATACTCCATCAACCATGGGTTGAACTTAATGATCGTTCAATTATTCATGATGAGAATAGAGGACAAGCGATGTTTAATGCTTTCGTAGATACTTCTTATGAAGATGCAAACGAAGCTTGGAAGTGGAGAGGTACAAGATCAAAAGCTAGAAATAAGGCAATAGCGATGCATGCTCAATTGACGAGCAACTTCCTGTTGCCTCTTTTTATTGCTCAAAATGATGAAGACGAAGTAGATAAAGGTTTTAGTGAGGTAATGAGAGATGTAATAGAGTGGATGGCGCAACCTACTAATTCAAATTATCAGGCTTCCTTTTTACAAGTAGTTTTTGGTATGATGGCAAACCCGGTAACATTTATGGGAGCAGAGTATTGTGAAGTAATACAAAAGATTAAAACAAGACTTGATAATGGTGAAGTAGAAATTAAAGAAATAATGGATGAAGTGTTATCAGGGTTCAAAGCAGATATTTGGAGTGCTAACCAAGTTTTAATAACTAATGCATATCAAAGAAATATGCAAAAACAAAAAGCAATTATCAAAAGACGATATGTTGATAAAGATGAGCTAGAAGCTAAGTATGGCGAACACGAAAATTGGGTTCATGTTCAAGCAGGAATCAAATCAATTTATTCAGAAGCGAATGATTTATTTTATGAGGTTTATGATGATGACCATAAAGATTTAATTGCTGAGGAAATTCATTACAATAGACGAGAGGATTCAGAAGTGCCATTTATTAATGGTATTTATATGGGGGAAGATGACGTTGAGCATAACCCTATTAAGCACAGGGACAATAGAGATGCGCCAAAATACAATGTAGTACCCTTTGGGTATCATCGTATTGGTTCACATTTCTTTTATTATAAGTCAATGATGAATGCCATAGGTTGGGACAATGACCTATATGATGCTATGACAGAAATAGTAATGAATAGAGCATTATTAGAAGTAGAAATGCCAATAGCAATATCAGGAACAGATAAAGTTGATAGTGAGGTAATCTTCCCAAGTGCAGTTGTCGCTTTAGAGAATAAGGATGCAAGAGTTACACCTTTACTTCCACCATCAAATACTAATTTAGGTTTTCAAGCTATTCAAGATACTGAAAAGTCAATGGAGGAAGGAAGTGTTAGTAAAACAATAGAGGGCCAATTACCAGAAGCTAGTCAAAAGGCTTTTAGTGTAGCACAGGCTCAATCAAATGCTCGTAAAATGATAGGAGCAGTAGCCAAATCATTAGCACAATCAATTATTCAATTTGGGGATCTAATGAAAGATATTGTAATAAATAATATAACAGCACCGCAAATTGATGAATTGGTCGGTGGCGGTATGAAGCTTAAATATCGCAAATTCTATTTAGAAAACAAAGAATCCGGTGGAAAGAAAAAGGACATGAATATTATTTTTGATGAAAGTTTAATAGGCAAACAAATGAGTAAACAGCAAGTGAAAGAGAGTAACCTTAAGCTATTAGAAGAATCAGGTTATCCTGATAAAAAGGTATCAATTAGAAAGGTAAACCCTGAACTATTTGCCAAGTTTAAGTATTTAACAAAGGTCGATATTGAGGAAATGTATACTAAGAGTCCTGAATATTGGCAACCAATTCTTTTACACTTGCGTAGAGAATTGATGAATGATCCATTTATTGACCTAGAAGCTATTGATCGCAGGGTGGTACATGCTTTTTTCCAAAGTGATGGTGATAGCATGGTAAAGTCGCCACAAAAGACACAGCCAAGACAACCTGAAGCGGCATCAAAAGACTTACCAGCCCCCGCAAATGGAGAACCGGGCAAGAAGCTTGTTGTGAAATAACATAAATTATGTTATAATTAAATAATATAAATAAACAAAAAATTATGTCAACAAAAAAACAAAAAGAAAAAAAATTAGTAGGCTATGTATGCGTTAATGCAGAAAAACTTGATCGTGTTATTAACGGAGCCATGAGTAGTGGAGGTAAACTATTTGGTGGCTTAGGTGAAGATGCTGATGAAAAAGACATCTTGGCCGCTTACGATAAATTAGCTGGCTATATTAAAAAAGATGGTATAAAGGTTAAGACTGGTTCTTTCTATGACTTTGAGAATAAGAAAGCTCGGGTGAAGCCTGAAGTTATTCTATTGTTTACTGATGTAAGCGGAACAGTTGTAGAAGTTCCTGAGGGTAAAGCATTACCGCCCAAAGTAGAAGCCGCACAATTTGTTGAAAAAGAAAAAGCTAAATCTAAAAAGAAAAAGAAATGAGAAAATGGCTAATAAGAAAACTAGGAGGTTATACCAGTTTTCTAGAAGCCATAGATAATGTCAACGATCCAAAGGAAAGAAATAAAATACTGACTTTAGCATTAAAAAAGACATTTAACACTATATCAGACGATGACATATTAAGAGAAAATGACGGAAAATGGTTTTTCAAAGGAAAGGCCTTATCAGATGCTCAAAGAAAACTATTATCAGTAGAAGCCCAACAGTTCATTGATACTAAGCTCTGGCAGATAGTGAAAGAAGATACTGTGTATCAGGTATATAAGAAGATGTATCTATTGGCAGAAAACGAAATGCATGTAGTTACAGCTAAGTTTTGGAAATATACTTTTGATACAATTGAAACAAGATTAAAAAGTATAGCTAGAGATTCAGGATTATTTAATAAAAAGTAATAATGTGGTTAATGCCACGACACTACCGCAGTCAATAAAGCGGATGTATAAACTAATTGGGCACTATCCCATTAAACTGGATGTCAAACTATGAAAAAGACTAAAGAAGAATTAGAGGCTGAAACTGCGACAGCCGAAGCAGAAGCCAAAGCGAAAGCTGAGGCAGAAGCAAAAGAAAAAGCAGATTCCGAAGCCAAAGCAGAAGCAGAAGCAAAGGTGAAAGCCGAAGCCGATGACAAAGCTAAGGACAAGGATAAAAAGGACATTGACATAGACTATAAGGCAGAAGCCTTAAAGGAACGTGAAGCAAGAGAGAAAGCTGAACAAGCGGCCGCTGATAATGCGTATAAGTTGCGTGAAGAAAGACGCAAACGTGAAGAAGCGGAAGCTGGGTCTGCTCTTGATGATTTAGATGAAGATGAGAAACCCCTTACCAGAAAAGAATTAGATGCGATCTTAGATAAAGATCGTAAAGACCAAACTTTGAGCAAAGCCAAAGAAATTGTGTCTAATATATCTGGTTCTACTGATGAGGCTGATCTCGTTATGGAGGTGTACAAATCACGTACATTCCCTGCTCATCTAACATTAGAGGACAAACTTAAAGAAGCTTATTTAATTGCTAATGCTCCTAAGATCATCGGGCAAAATGCTGAACTAAAGCGTGCTTTGAAAGGTAAAAACTTATCTTCTAAAGATGGCGCTGGAACTCATCATGATCCACCTAAAAGTGCCGAACCACAATTGAGTGGTGCAGATAAAACTGTATTACAACAAGTTGGTTTTCTTTGGAACGGAACTAATAGGAGGTTTGAAAAGAAGCTCAAAAATGGTCAAACACTTGTTCGTGAAAAAGATAAAAATGGCAAGTGGGTTACTAGGCCTTTGTCTGCTTAACAAAGTTATTCTGTAAAAGGAATAGCATACCTCTGTCCATAGAGGGAAGTTAATTAAAGAGTCTTAATGGACTTCGCTTTTTAGCGTGTTTAAGACTTATAAAGGATATAAAATTATGCGTGCAGATTTACAAGTGATTGGCTTTAGTCAGTCATTACCTCGCAGAGTAGCGGCCTCTGCAACCAGATTTAGTTCTGGTGAACCAATGATCCAAGACTCAGTATCTTGGACTACTGGTGCCGCTGATGCTAATGTATTTACTGTTGCTGCTATTGATATTTTAGTAGTAGGCACTGATGTTTTTGGTGGTATTGCAACGGAGGAAGCAGAACCAAAAAACTCAACAAATACATTAACAGCACAAACAGTTATTTGCTCAAATCCTATTCCTTGGTTGGGTCGGATCAGGGGAACAGGCGAAACATATGCATCAATAGACACTGACGCAGAGATCTTGGCTTTA